AAAATCTTAGAAGAGCTACAAATCATGGAAGCGGCTGCTTTGAAAGAACTAAACAAGGAAAAGAAATAATATGGCTGGTCAAACATCTAAAATTGATATTCAGTTTTTAACCAAAGGGGAAGGTGAGGTTGCTAAAGCTTTTAAAAGGCTTCGCGGAGAAACCACCAGATTAAATAGAGATTTTAAATCATTATCAAAAGATTCAATAGCAAAAGTAAAAAATGAATTTAATAAGTTAGGCGCAGGGGCAAGAAATAGTATAAATGGAATGCAAGCGCAGCGAAATGCATTGAATGGCTTGCGTAACATGGCAGATGTTACCAGTATCGAATTTAAACAATTAACTGCTGATATTGCAAGATTAGACGCTCAAATGAGAAAAGCTGGTGCTGGGACTACTGGTTTTAAAGGTAAATTAAAAGGTTTTGCTAAAGGCGCTGGGGCTATAGCTGCCGGTGGCATTTTTGGAGGTCCAGAAGGGGCTGTTGGTGGTGCGATTGGCTTAAAAGTTGGAGGTCCAGCCGGTGCTGCTGTTGGTGCTGCGATTGGCGCACAAGTTGGAATGGTACGTCAAAGTATTGGGGAGATTGCTATTTATAATGCGGCTTTAGAAAGACAAAGAAGAGCTTTAAAACTCGTTATTGGAGATTTAGGTAAATATAATAAAGCACAAAAATTCTTAGCAAACACTAGTAAAAAATTAGCTATACCACAAGATGTGATCGTTAGACAATTTACATCTTTAACTGCATCTGTTGTTGGTGCTGGACAATCAGTATCTGATGCAGAAGAAGTTTTTCAAGCAATTGCTGCTGGTATTAGAGGTACTGGTGGAAATTTAGAAGATATGAAGGCCGCTATGCGAGCGACTAGCCAGGTATTCTCAAAAGGCAAGGTAAGCGCCGAGGAGCTTCGTCAACAGTTGGGTGAAAGATTACCTGGCGCATTTACTTTGTTTGCTAAATCTATGGATAAAACTCCAGCAGAATTAGATAAAGCACTAGAACAAGGAAAAGTTACTCTTGATGACTTTATGAAATTTGCAAAGACATTATTTGCAACTTATGGGGAAAATGCAGAAATTCTTGCGCAAGGACCAGAAGCTGCTGGAGATCGTTTACAAACATCAATATCAGACCTTAAAGATAATTTAGGTGAGCCTTTATCAAAAATTGGTGCTATGTTTCAAAACATGGCTACAACTGCTGTTAATTCTTTAAACGACATAAGTGAGGCGGTTGGAGACAGAGTAGCAGAAGGGTTAACTAGAGATATCGGTAGAAGAACAGAAAATATTGCAAATTTGCAGAAAGAAACAAAAAAAGCATTTGATGATTTACGAAAAGCTTCACAAGGTCAAAAAATTACTTTAGATACTGGTAGTGCATCTTTAGGGTCAATAACTGTATCTGGGAAAAATGCTATAGATTTAATGAGGAAAAGATATGACGAAGCAAAAGCCGCAGAAGATGAAAATTTAAGAAAAATAATTGCTGATAAAAAAAGAAGAGATGGAATACTGAAAGATAATATGGAGCCTGTAAAAATTAGTGGTATGTTGTTTCATCCTGTTACTTATCAATATTTAGGACAAGCTGATGGATCAGCAGATCCATCAAAGGATTCTGATAAAGAAGCCCCATTAAATAATATTGAATTAGGAGCAAAAGCCTATTTTGATACTATTGGTGACTTTGCTAAACAAACCCAAGATGCTGTTACTAATGCTTTTAAGGGAATGGAGGATGCTCTTGTTAAGTTTGTTCTTACTGGTAAATTAAATTTTAGTGATCTTGCTAGATCTATAATTTCTGATTTGGCAAGGATAGCAGTAAGATCAGCATTGCTTAACTTCTTAAGCCCTTTTTCTTTCTTTGACAGAGTTACAGGTGGTAAAAGTGCTAAAGGTAATGTGTTCGATGCTGGTAATAAGATTTCTAAATTTGCTTATGGGGGTATAGTTTCAAAGCCCACCATATTTCCCATGCAAGACGGAGCAGGGCTTATGGGAGAAGCAGGCCCGGAAGCTATCATGCCGCTGAAGCGTGGTAGAGATGGAAAACTTGGAGTAATTTCTAATGGCGGTGGTTCAATGAATATAGTAGTAAATGTAGATGCTTCTGGCTCTTCTGTTGAGGGTGACGAACAAGGAGGTAGAGAACTTGGCCGTTTAATATCAAGTGCTATACAATCAGAATTAATTAATCAAAAAAGGCCGGGAGGTTTATTAGCATAATGGCAACCTTTCCAAGCATAGAAGCAAGCTATCCAGTAAAAAAAGTATCTTCTCCCATTAGCAGAACAGTAACTTTTGCTGATGGCTATCAACATCGCATCGTCTTTGGATTAGCTCAACATCAAAACCCAAAAGTATTTACTTTTGTTTGGAATAATTTATCAGAAACAGATTCAGATACAATAGAAACTTTTTTAGATGCTCGTGCAAACGATCAAGATAGTTTTGATTACACACCACCAAACGAATCTTCAGCAATGAAATTTATTTGTAAAAAATGGGAAAAATCTATGAATTATTCTAATCTTGCTAATATTAATGCAACATTTGAGGAGGTATTTGAACCATGAGTACTGCTCCTATTATTACTGATTTACAAAAGATTAATCCTTCGGCAATAATTGAACTATTTACTATTACAACTGAAACTGCATTACATGGATCAAACACAACTTACCGATTTCATAATGGAACAAATTTAAATGCCAATGGAGATATTATTTGGGCTGGTGATAGTTATGTAAAAATGCCAATACAAGCGGAAGGTTTTGCTTTCCGAAAAGGTCAACTTCCTAGACCTACACTTACTGTTAGTAATGCTCTTGGTACTATTACAGCTATTTTATTGAATGTTAATTCGATTACTACTGGTAATGATTTAACAGGAGCTACAGTTACTAGAATTAGAACTTTAGCTAGATATTTAGATGCTGTAAATTTTCCAGGAAGTTCTAACCCATTAGGAACTCCAGATCCTACAGCAGAGTTTCCACAGGAAATATATAAAATTGATAGAAAATCATCAGAAAATAGAGAAACAGTTCAATTTGAATTAGCAGCAGTATTTGATCTTGCTGGTGTTCGTGTTCCTAAAAGACAATGCACCAGAACAGAATTTCCTTCTATTGGTACGTTTATTGCATGACTTGGAAAGAAGAAGCACTTGTTCATGCGAAAGACCAAGACCCTAAAGAGTCTTGTGGCCTTTTAGTAAATATTCGAGGAAAAGAAAGATATTATCCCTGTCGTAATTTATCTATGACAAATCATCAATGTTTTATTTTAGATCCAGAAGATTATGTAAAAGCTGATAATAGTGGAGAAATCATTGCTGTTGTTCATAGTCATCCTGTAACACCTCCTGTAGCTAGTCAAGCAGATCAGATTAGTTGTGAACAAAGCAATCTTCCTTGGCATATTGTTAACCCTAAAACAGAATCTTGGGGATATTGCGAACCAAATGGCTACAAACCTGATTTACTTGGCAGACCTTGGGTTTGGGGTGTGACTGATTGTTGGTCTTTAGTAAGAGATTGGTATAAAGAAGAAAAGGGTATTGAACTTAAAGATTGGGATAGACCTATAACACCAGAAGAATTTATATTAAATCCTTTATTTGAAAGTTGTGCTTGGCGAACTGGATTTAGAGAATTAAGGCCAGAAGAAAAATTAATAAATGGCGATGCTTTGTTAATGTCTATTGGCTCTTTTGGTTTAAATCATGTAGCTATTTTTTTAGATGGAGATGTTTTACATCATTTAACCGATAGACTATCTTGTAGAGAGCCTTATTCTCAATGGTTATTAAAATGTACAGGAGGGAGGTATCGTTATGTTGCGTAAAGTAAAACTATATGGTGAACTTGCTGAATTTATAGGGCATAAAGAATTTGAAGTACAGGTAGATAGTCTTGGAAAAGCAGTAAGTTTTCTTGTTAATAACTTTCCGCAGATAGAAAAATATATGAATCCTAAATATTATCAAGTAAAAGTTGGTAATTATGATATAGGAGAAGAAGAAATACATCATCCAATAGGACAGGAAGATATACATTTTGTTCCTGTTATTAGTGGTGCTGGTAGTGGATTAGGTAAAACTCTATTAGGTGCTGCTTTAATTGGTTTTGCTTTTGCAACAGGTGGTGCATCAATCGGTGCTGGGGGCTTATTTAAAGGTGGTATAACTTTTGGAACAGGAACTATTGGGAGTCTTTCTTATGGAGTTATGGTTAGCAAAGGTCTAGTTTATTTAGGTGGATTTTTAGTCTTATCAGGAGTAAGTGAGATGTTATTTCCTGTACCTAAACCAAAAGAATTTAAATCAGAACAAGATCCACAATTATCTTATAGTTTTTCTGGAACTCAGAACACATCAAGGGCTGGCACACCTGTACCAATAGTTTATGGAGAGATAGTTACAGGATCAGTCGTGATAAGTGGAGCAGTTGATACTCAACAGGTACAAGCATGACAAAGCCTAAAATCATTAGAGGATCTGGATCTCCTTCCCCTCCTACTCCACCTCAACCAACAAGAACTCCTGATACTTTACATAGTAGGCAGTTTGCTACTTTTCTTGATCTTATTTCTGAAGGAGAGATAGAGGGTTTTGCATCTGCTTCAAAAGAAGGCAGAACGCAAGGAACTACTGCATATAATAATGCTGCATTGAAAGATGTATTTTTAAATGACACTCCTGTTTTAAAATCAACTGCTGATTCAACTAATCCACCTACAACTGATTTTAATTTTCAAGATGTAACATTTAATCCTAGATTTGGTACGTCTGGTCAGACAAAAGTTGAAGGAATTGAAAGCAGTTCTTCTGTTACTGGTGTAGGAGTAACTGTAACAGCCTCTTCTCCTGTTACCAGACAGATTACAAATTCAAATGTTGATGCAGTAAATGTAACGATAACTTTTCCTCAACTACAAAAAGCAACAGAGCAAGGAGATTTACTTGGTTCTACTGTTCAGTTAAAAGTAGCAGTTCAATATAATTCTGGTGGTTTTACTGATGTTATTTCAGATACTATTACAGGTCGAAGTGCTGATGCGTACCAGAGAGATTACAGGGTAAATCTTACAGGTGCTTTTCCTGTTGATATAAGAGTTACGAGAGTTACTGCCGATAGTACAGATTCAAGTCTTATAGATGCTTTTACTTGGACAAGTTTGGGAGAGATTATAGATGACGCTTCTACTTATGCCAATAGTGCTTATGCTTCTCTTCGATTGGACTCAATGCAGTTTCAATCAATTCCGAGTAGAAAATATCGTATCAGAGGAATAAAAGTAAGGATTCCTGGTGCTGGTGCTAATAGTTCTGGTACACCAAGTATTGATTCCGCTACTGGTCGAATAATTTATCCTGATGGATATATTTTTAATGGAGTTATGGGTGCTGCTCAATGGTGCTCGTGCCCAAGTATGGTGCTACTGGACTTACTTTTGGACACACGCTATGGATTTGGTAATCATATTGCAGAAAGTTCTCTTGATCTATTTTCTTTTGTTACTGCAAGTAAGTTTGCAAACACATTAGTATCTGATGGTTTAGGAGGACAGGAAGCTAGATTCAGTTGTAATGTAAATATTCAATCGTCTAGTGAAGCATTTGATCTGATAAATGAATTATCAGGTGTAATGAGATGTATGCCGATATGGTCTGCTGGTAGTATTCAACTCGCACAAGACAGTCCAAAGGATGCAAGCTATTTATTTAATTTAGCTAATGTTACTCCAGAAGGATTTAGTTACTCAGGAAGTGGATTAAAAACAAGAAATACTGTTATTTCTGTTTCTTACTTCAATATGGATAGTAGAGAAATAGATTATGAAGTTTATGAAGATGCTGCTGCAATAGCTAAATTTGGAATAATTATAAAACAGGTAAAAGGATTTGCTTGTACATCAAGAGGTCAAGCTAGAAGACTTGCAAAGGCAATACTTTTCGCAGAGCAAAATGAAAGTGAAGTTGTTGCATTTGCAACTTCTATAGATTCTGGAATTATTGTAAGACCTGGCGCTGTTATAGAGATAGCTGATCCTGTTCGTTCTGGTGTTAGAAGAGGAGGAAGAGTTAGTGCAGCAACAACAACTCAGATAACAGTAGATGATTCTGCTGCAACAGATTTACCAACAACAAATAATCCAAAACTTAGTATAGTTTTACCTGATGGAACTGTAGAAAGTAGAGATGTCTCATCTATTTCTGGTGCTGTTATTACAGTAAGTAGTGCTTATTCTCAAACTCCAAATGTTAATACAGTTTGGTTATTAACAAACGATACAGTTCAATCTCAAAAATTCAGAGTAATAACAGTAGAGGAATCTGACGGCATAAATTATGCGATTACTGCTCTGTCTTATGTAAATGATAAATACGCTTTTATTGAAGATGGTGCAACCTTACCAGCAAGAACAGTATCAATATTAAATCTTCCAAAAGACCCTCCTTCTGCTTTGCAAGCCGAAGAAAAAATTGTTGAGATAAATAATCAAGCGGTATCTAAACTTATCCTTAGTTGGCAACCTATAGTTGGTGTTACTCAATATCAAGTCAACTACAGATTTAATAATGGTAACTTTATTTCTACAACAGTTTCTTCTCCTGATTTTGAAATATTTAATAGTGATATTGGAACGTATGACTTTCAAGTATTTAGTTACAATGCTGCATTACAAACAAGTGCGACTTCTGCTGATTTAACATTTAATGCGGTTGGTAAAACTGCTTTACCATCAGATGTTACTGGATTATCAGCCGAACCAATAAATGAAAAATTAGTAAGATTACGTTGGAATTTATCTACAGATTTAGACGTTACTCATGGAGGTTTAGTTTATGTAAGACACTCAACTAAAACCGATGGAACAGGTACTTTTTCTAACTCTGTTGACCTTATTCAAGCATTAGCTGGAAATACTACAACTGCTGAAGTTCCATATCTTGAAGGGGAATATATTTTAAAATTTAAAGATGATGGTGGAAGGTTTTGTTCTGGAGAAACAAGTGTAATTATTGATCTTCCTGATAACCAAGCTCCATTAATTACACAGACTAGAAGAGAAGATTTAGATAGTCCACAATTTCAAGGAACGAAAGTTAATGTTGCTTATGACGCTGGTACGACTAGTTTAAATTTAGTTGGTGCTGGTAATTTTGATTCAATAACAGATTTAGATACTGTTTCTTCTCTAGATGATTTTGGAGGTATTGTATCTTCTGGAACTTATGATTTTGGAGGCGCTGCTGGAAGTACTACTCTAGATTTAGGTGGTGTGTTTAGTCTTGATCTTAAACGTCATTTTTTAACAGAAGCATTTTATCCTAACGATTTATTTGATAGTAGAAGTGCAAACATTGATACTTGGGGAGATTTTGATGGAGTTCAAGCAACAGATGTTAATGCTGAAATGTTAGTAAGAGTTACACAAGATAACCCTAGTTCTGGATCTCCTACTTATACAGGATTTCAAACATTTGCAAATGGTACTTACAAAGGTAGAGGATTTCAATTTAGAACTAATTTTACAAGTAATGACCCTGCACAAGATATTAGAGTTTCTCAGCTAGGTTATACCGCAACTTTACAAAGAAGAACAGAACAAGGTAATGTAACAGCAAGCGGAGCAGCAGCTAAAGCTGTAACATTTACTAATCCATTTTTTGTTGGCACTTCTTCTTTATTAGGAGCAAATACTAATCTACCCTCTGTTGGTATTAATGCTCAGAATATGGCATCAGGAGATTACTTTGAAGTGTCTAGTGTTTCTGGATCGGGTTTTACTGTTCACTTCAAAAATTCATC